ACAGGCCGTAGTAGGTAACGAATTTGCCGCAAGATTCAACTTGGACTACTTCGAAAACAAGGCTGTCCCAAGATATGTAATCGTCGTAAAGGGTGGTAAGTTCTCTCAGAAGTCTGAGCAAAACCTACTTGACTTCTTCGAAACAGGACTTAAGGGACAGAACCACAGAACGATCTATGTACCTATGCCACCAGACAATGGTGACCTAAAGACCAGTTTTGAGATGAAGCCGGTCGAGGCCGGGACTCAGGACAGTTCATTCGTCAATTACCGTAGAGGAAACCTATCAGACATTCTTATGGCCCACAGAGTTCCAATCAGCAAGGTATCAATAGCAGAAGAGAATATTGGTCTTGCTGCTAGTCGTGATGCCGACAAGACTTTCAAGGAGCAGGTAACGCGGCCGGAACAGAGAATCCTAGAAAAGAAGATAGGAAGAATAATCAGTGAGAAGACAGATATCTTCAATCTCAAGCTAAATGAACTAAGCCTGACAGACGAAGATACTCAGTCTAAGATTGACGAGCGCTACCTACGCTTCGGTGTAACAGTACCTAACGATATCCGTGTTGGACGTTGGGGTAAGGACGCACTCCCAGATGGAGACAAGACATTCCTACAGGTCCAGGGTGAGCAGGCTGAAAGCCAGGCTCAGGCCCAGGCAGAACAACGTGCTCAAATGACACAGAGTCGCACAAGGGACCAGGACCGTTCAGCTAATGCGACAGATTCCAATGGCGAAGGCCGCAACGAACAAGGGGCTGGAAGGGCGCAAGCCTGACGATATGACAAATAATTTTGCGTTTGAACAAATTAATGGTAACATTCAATTATGAAGATCGAAAAGGCTGATTTAAGTGTCAACGACAACGACACAATCCGTATCACTATGCCTTTGCAGAAGGTTGATAAGGAGCGTCGTATCGTCAGTGGTTGGGCTACATTAGACAATGAAGACAAGCACGGCGACGTCGTAACCAAGGAAGCATCAAGCGAGGCTTGGTCAGAATTCCTTGGTAATTTAAGACTTATGCATCAGCCCATTCCGGCCGGGAAGGTAATGAATTTCCGTGAGGAAGAATTCTTCGATCCAGAGACTGAGAAAGTCTACAACGGTATTTATGTCGATGCTTATGTTTCCAAGGGAGCCCCGGAAGTCTGGGAAATGGTCTTAGATGGAACCTTAAAGGGTTTCAGCATCGGTGGAGACAAGGTAGTAGCAGAAACAAAGATTTCCAAGGATAGCCAGAAGCCAGTACGTTACGTAAACAAGTATCGTATGACAGAGTTGTCCTTGGTTGATAATCCAGCAAATCAGTATTCAAATATTCTTAGCATTCAGAAGAGTGCAGACGGCCAGCTAACTGCCAGTGGCTCTTTGGCTGATGTCACAGTAGAAAATGTATTTTACTGCGGCAAGACAGAGAAGCATACAGACAACAAGCCTGTGTCAATCGTTGGCACAGACAGCGAAAAGGATTGTCTTGATTGCGGAAGCGCAATGAAGAATATTGGCTGGTTAGAAAGTGATGGAGAGAACCGCGTAGAAAAGGTGAGTTCCATCATCAAGAAGTACGAGGCCGATTCAACTGAAGGAGGTGAAGAGATGCCAGGAAAGAAGGAAGACGCAAAGGTTGAGGAAACTGTTGATGTAACTGAAACCAATGACGTAGAGAACACCGAAGATGTTTCTCCAAAGGGTGATGACGAAGTAGTCGCACCGGAAGAGGAATCTGAGGAATCAGATACAGCCACTAACGTTGAAGACGCTAATGTAACTGTAACTGGCACCGGCGCTAAGCAGGTTGAAGAAGCCGAGGAAGTTGTTCAGCCAGAATTTGAGGATGGCAAGACTGTCCCGGGTGGCGAAGCAGTAACCAAGCTTCTTGATGAATTAAATCAGACTTTAGTATCTGCACTAGAAAAGAACGCAGAAAAGACTTCTGAGGCACTAGCCAATGTAACAACTGCTTTTGAAAAGAAGCTAGATGAGTTGGCAGGAAAGCATGAGGAGTTGAACAATAGAGTTGGCGAGTTGCATTCAAAGCTTGATGGGGTAGAGAAGTCCCTAGCAAACGTTGAAGCATCAGGCGCAATTAAGAAGTCCGCAGACCTCGGCGGGGATGCGGGAGATTCTTCTGTTCAGAAGAGCAATGGCAAGGGTTCATGGCGCGGGACATTCTTCTCAATGGACAGCGTAAGCTGACATTCCGTTACAAAACCACAAATACTTTAATTCACTTAGGAGGTGAATAACAGAATGAATGAGATGCTACAGAAGGTAATTGTATCTACAGAAATCGGTAACCCTGCCGGTTCGGGACTTTTGGCCCCAGACCAGGCAGATCGTTTCATCGACTATATGTGGGACGTTACTGTACTTGCCGATCAGGTTCGTACAATCAAGATGCGTTCAACCGAGCAGGAAATTGAGCGTATTGGAGTTGGACAGCGCATGATTCGTCGTGCAGTCGAGGCAGTAGACACTGGTGAAAACCAGGGTGTTTACTTCTCAAAGATCAGCCTTCGCACCACCAAGATTCGTCTTGACTGGGAACTTTCAACAGAGTCTCTTGAAGACAACCTTGAAGGAGAAGCGTTGGAGGATCACATTGCACGCATGATGGCTACTCAGGCCGGTATCGACCTTGAGGACCTAGCCGTTAATGGTGACGATGACTCTTCTGACAAGACTTTGAAGATTTTCGACGGATGGCGTAAGCTTGCTCACGAAGGTACCGTTGACGGTGCTGCTCACATCATTGACCATGGTGGAGAGCCCCTAGACCGTGCCGCTGCAAATGCTGCTCTAAAGGCTATGCCTAGAAAGTACATGCAGCGTCGTCAGCAGTTGAAGTTCTTCGTTGGATCAAACTTGATTCAGGACTACCTATACTCTAGAGTAGAGGAAGTCAATGGTGCAGACTTCGGTAACACTAGCGACGTTGTACGTACAGAGGGCGCAGCCGGTTTCCGTGCTGGAACTTTGTTCGGTGTCCCTGTTCAGGAAGTAAACGTCTTTGACGAGACTCAGGACGGTGACTACTCTGGCGCTACTGGTGACCACGGTGAACTTTGGTTGACCTTCCCTCAGAACCTCCTATGGGGTGTTAAGAGAGAAGTACAGGTCTTCCGCGAGTTCCAGCCAAAGAAGGACACCATCGAGTACACAATGTACTGCCGTGTAGGTGTGCAGATCGAGAACACAGAAGCTTTCGTAATCGTAAAGAACATCGGAGTTGGCGTGTGATCTAACTAGCAATTTAGGGAGGCCCGGGTTGGAAAATCCGGGCCTCCTTGCTTTTTGATTGATCAACCTTTATACTTACACTACAACAATGAAAGGAATTGATATGGCAAATAAGCTAAACACACTAGACAAGACACAACTACTAAAGGTTGCAGCCGAATTCGGCAGTGACCAATGCACCAGTGAAATGACCAAGCCCCAAATAGTAAAGGAGCTTGAGACTGATGGTGTTACATATGATATGTGGCTGGATTTGATCAAGCAAGACCCGGACGAGGATGATCCAGTAGAAATGGCATTACTAGACGATGCTCCTTTGGACAAGGAATACGGCGAAGAGAATGACGAAGACGAGCGTACTTCTCTGGTAAGAATGACTCGTAAGAATTTTTCATACCAGATTCGTGGTTACCAGTTCAGTCAGACCAACCCATATGCATTGGTCACAGAAGATGATGCTGATTTCCTTGTAGAAACTGGTGGATTCCGTATGGCTAGCCCGAAGGAATTGAAGGAGTTCTACGCTAAGAAGTAATGGACTTTCTATTGGTGAAGGGCCGGGCCTTCAAAGAACACTTTAACTTCAAGAATGAAAATGGCAAGTTACGTGCCCTTCCCAATGGGAAATACAAGATAGTTCTAGAGAGAGGAGCCTTTGCAAGAGAATACACCGTAGAAAATCGCGGGCTGATGAAGCAAAGGACTGAAATTACCTGGAACATCTCAGCACAAGAATCTGCCAATTTTGAATATACGACATTGTATTATACACTGTATCTAGACGAAACCGAGCTTGCTCGGGGAGTATTGAAGATACAGTAAAGGAGAGATTATGGCAGATATCATTTACCCGGGTGAGGACCCACAGGCAGACATCGGTATTACCCGGCTGCCTGAAAATGTTGACTTCTCAATGTGGCAGGGTGACAAGCAGGACTTCCTGGTTGTAATGACCAATGAAGACGACACGCCCATTGACTTGACAGATTTCACAGCAGAGGCAGTTATCCGTGCATCGTTCACGGCAGTAGAAACCTATGACTTTGAATGTACTATTCAAGGTGTGGATAACAATGAGATTTATATTTACATGGGCAGTGCGGTAACAGAAACCATCCCTGCCGGGGACTATATTTGGAATCTTCAGATAACAGATTCTAATGGTGACGTGAGGACACTTTTGGCCGGTGACGTCAAGGTTCTTGCTCA